GAATTTTTTTCAGGCATCCCTGAGATATACCCAGAAGTACTTGCAAAAGGCATCGCTATGGGGATCTCGTTGATGACATTGTTGGTGAATAAGATATCACAAGTCATCGTGAATCGTTCTAAATCGACATACCTAACTATACCTCTTACTAAAGTTAAATCTTTAGCTAAGAAACCAGGGGGTATAGTTGTTCTGTCTGGTCGCCTATAACCGTGGCTTAAAGAATTTATTAAACTTTCAAGACTCATATTAAATCCAATTTTAATATTTTAACGACCGCCATTAGGCCATACATATGTATTATTCACGGTCCCATTAGGATTTATTATATACGCACCATTAATGTTTGTTGCCCCTGCTGGAGGAGGAGCAAAAGGTGACTTTTTATCTGCAATAACCAATGCTGTCGCTGTATTATAATAAGTAAAAGAATTTCCTGAAGTATTATTAGGTGTATTTTGTTGAAATCCATAAGTCCAATTTACGGGCCTACCATCCGTCTTAGTTTGGGTATTAACTTCATTAGGTGTTGTAGGAGTACCCGTAGCTGCACCGGATATCTTAGAAGTATTGGTAACTGCATCTGCTTGATTATCTAATTTAGAAGTAACACTATCATTAAGGGGGCCCAAAGTAACAGAATCTTTTAAAATTAAATTTGCCCCGTAAGGGAATGCTCCTATATGTCTATATCCTCTATAATCTGTATATGGTATCGTATCTTTAGTTATCATGAGCATCTGATTTGACATTACTGTAGATTTATCCCCAGTAGCATTAGATATGTCTGGATTCTGTGTCGTACCATCTAAGGAAGTTCCTGTTAATGCCGCTGGGACTAATTTATAGGCTCCATTAAATTTAGGACCAGCCATTACGCCCGTTAATCTGAGATGATCTTCTTTATCACTATACATTTTAGCAGCAGCTGGATCTATAACGTCTTGTAACTTCTTGGCTTCTTTATCAGCATTATGTAAAGAGGGATTACTTGTTGTATCGTTTATAAATTCATTTTTTTCTACAAATTTTTGTACAAAACCTCTTAGAACTCTTCCTGTAATTGTTGAAGAAGTTACCGCGCTATTATCAGAAGTATTTACTTGAATAGGCAAATCTGAAGTTAACTCGCCTGTAAAATCATAAATACGTTCTCTTTTTGCTGTTAAGGACAAATCCGTGGTTGCACCAGAACCAAAATTAAAAGAATGTGTTATACCTGTTACATAAAAATAAACATCTTTGTGTGTCAGATAAATTGGATACCCCATCCTTAACTCAGGCCTGATAGGTATTGAAACATGCCCAGTTGTAGCTTCTGAATTCATTCGTGTCATTTCAGCGGCTGCTATCAAACTTAAAGATGTAGCATCATTACCGTATTGAACATTACCTTTCTGATATCTTAAACCATATCGTAACAACAAATCCCAGTCTATATGTAATCCCTGCAAAACTTCTGTATGATTAGGAAGATTCTGGGATGCTGGTGCTGTAAGCTCCAAATATGTGCATATTGCATCTGCATTAATACCTGAACTAAAATTAAGAACATCGCTTGGATCTATTACATAATAGTTTATATTACCCTTAGTAACATCCATGTTATAAAAAGGTGGCTTGAAAACTATAATACCATTTGTATCTAAATAAAATTCCATCTTACTAGCATCACAAACTTTTTTAGCTATATCTAACTTTGACATCTCTAATGACTCACTACCTGCCGCAAACAAATCTATATCTGAAAAAGGCTGTACTCTTGCAAGTAAATTATAATCCAAGCTAATATTAGGATCTATTGGCTTGGATTTAGGATTATATTTTAGAGAAGCTTCTGTAGATCCTGCTGCTACATTACTTTTTGAGCTATCATTAGTACTTCCTGAAATAGCATCAGATTGTGGATCTTTATATATATTTATTCTATTAGTTAACCCAAACATTTCTATCTGCAATGATTCCCCAAAAAAATTAAACCTCTTATTCCAATACTCGTTCATTTTTATAGCTAAAGATCCTATTAACTCTACAGGAAGATTACCAAATTTAGGTAAATTTGCATAAGAAGAACGCTTTGTTTGGATAAAAGCATAGGTAGCTGAACCATCATCTGTACTCCATTGTGTTTCATACGTTAATGTCTTAATAATATCCCAAGGATTCATTCCTTTAAGTATCGTAGAAAATTTATTAATACTAGGGCCACCCACCGATGCTGACCACTCATTAGGACTTACATTTAGCTTTTGATAATTCCACCACCAAAGCATATCGTTACATTGTACAGAAAGTGTATTTACACCGTCATGGTATTCTTCGGTGACATCGGTTATGAATCCCCAAAAAACTCTATAATAAATAGGATTATTTATACCTTGCTGATTTACAAGGTATCTTCCTTTCATAAATATCTGTACTTCCATCATTGGTATTATATAAGGGACTTTAACACCACTAGGTAATGTTACCCAATACCCGCTGCTATTACTACTATCTCTCGAATGTACCCCAGCATAATCAGGTGCGACAATCTGTATACTGGCTTTTCCTGCACCTGGTGAAGTTATTGTAGAATTAGCATTTATAGATATAATCCCGCCCTGAAGGTCTACATCCTGAGTCCCATTTTTATTTAAAGAAGTCACTATCCTTCCACCGAGAGCCCCATTAATAGTAACAAAAGCATCTGGGGCCAGTTTTACTACTGTCCTATGATTAAAATTATTGAAATCAAATATAGCCATAAGATCCTTATTTTAAATAATCTGCTGTGTTACTTTAGAAGTATTTACCTTATTTAAATAATTATAATTATTTAAAACATTAGGAACATACACATTAGCCGTACTTGCAGGTATCGAATGACTATTAGGATAATTAAGTGCATTATCAACAGATGTTGGCCCAGCATTGTATGCCGCCACTATTTTATTAACATCCCCACCATATTTTGTCCAAAGAGTATTTATATAAGATACCGCTCCATCTATGTTATCCTTAGGATCTAAGAAATTCAAGGGTCTTCCTATAGCAGTAGAAAAATTGTCAATATTCTTACTATTAACTTGCATTAAACCATAATCCGTGGAAGTAACTACTCCATAAACATTCTTATTTGGATTAACCGCATTTGGATTCCCGCCAGATTCCCACATCATTATAGCTTTAACAAGATTTGGTGGAACTGAAGTACCATAATTAGAAATAGCATTAGTTATTAGATCGTTATATGTATTTACATTATTACTCAATTTATTTAAATTTCCTTTATATCCTTTAACTGAAGAAGTCCCCAAACTCGAACCATTCCCTATATTCCAACTAGTCCCTATAGTATCAGAAGCAACAGGCTTTTGAAAAACAATATCTTGTTGAGTAGTATCTAAAGACACTGTCTCATCATAGGTATAGCTACCAGCTGTTTGGACTATAATACTTTTTACTGTATTACAACCAGTAGGTCCACACATTTTTAAATGTCCACTAACAGGTTCTCCTCTTAACCCTGATATTATGAATTCGAAGTTAAAATTAAAACGAAAGGGTGCCTCTGCTGTTTCATCTATAGTAAAAGAGTTAAAAGAACCTATATAATCCCCGTCATCATAGCTTATTTTTATCAAATCCATTACACTAATAACCCTACCTCTATTAACTCCTACAGCATCGAATAAGTCTTTATTTTCAGGCCCACTTAAAAAGTAATAACCATTATTTTTAAATATGGCAAGAATTGATATAAAATTTCTAAATGATAAAGACGACCTTCTACTTAACGCTGTAAGACCGCTGCCTCCAACATAAAAAGCTGCTGTAGACCCGTTTGCTAAAATAGTGGGTTGACCTCTACCCCATAAAGTAGATACCCAACCTTCTCTCGTATATGAATCACCAGAAATAGTCGTTTGCCCAAAAGTTACATCAGACGGATTAACCATAAGAATCAAACTAATAACATCACTATCAGTCTGTTGGTTATATATCGATATCGAGAACTGTTTTAAACCTGGGACTGAAGCTATCGCTGTTTGATCTAAGGAAGTATCAATAATACCACCTGGATTTACAACAAAACCCCCACCTTGATGAGAGGTTATCATATTAAAATAAGAAAAATTAGTATAATTTCTTTTTTCAGAATCTATCATAATTATATTGTATCTAAGTTGTAAAGGGTTCTTTCCGCTTTAAATATTATATTATATTTTAACCTGAAAGGGACTGACGCATCCTCTATTATATCAAATGTTTCAAATCTACCGAATAGTGTTAAATAATCATAGTACATTTTAATATAAAGTCTTTCCTTCATCATACCTTTTCTCGGATGATTATTCACAAATTCAGGATTATTATACATAAATTCTTTTACTGATAAGCTATCTGACGCTTCATAGTCATCAGATCCTTGATATATACACCCATTAACCTGATAATAATAAATCAATTCCTTTATAAAAGCATATGCCGCTGTTTGATCCCTGAACTCATTAGTTAAACCATTATCCAATGTAAAAAATGAAAAAGTTGAACCACTTAAGCTTATGGTATCTATATCATCTCCCCAATGTTCTTCGACCCATCCAGTCATTGCCATAGATCTAGTTATTTTTTTTCCTGAAGTTACCGTTAATGTGTCAGGATTAGGAGTTAATTTGAGAGTTTCAATATAGTTCCCTTGAAATTGTACCCCTTGTAGTGCTCCCGTGCTATCTACCATCTCAAAGAAAACAGGGGTACCATTAAATTTCTGTAATGTATTAGGGATCTCATATATATTTGTTCCCCCGGGTATAGGAACTTTATACATATCTTGAAAATCTGGATCATCCGCACTCACTCTTACAGAATTAAAATTTAATGATTTAGAATTTATTGAATATAACGTTTGAGAGTTTGTACTACTCTGAGCTACTTGGGTATTATTTTGTGCTGGGATCTCAATAGGATTTTGACTTGGTACAGTAGCTTGTTGTGCATAGGCATCAGTAAGTGTAGGAGAAAGAAGGAGGGGCAACAAAATAGATGACACATTACCTAAATTTGGAGTATTGTATCCGGCTACAGAAGTAGTATCTACAGCTGCAACAGATGTACTCATAGGAATAGCAGGATAAGCTGAATTAATAGATATCGAGGTAATACTTGTTGTATTTGCCATATAAATACCCTAATTATACCTTTGCAAGCATCTTTTCACGTTCATGTTTTAATATCACTTGCTCTACCATCTGTGTAAGTTTTTGCCCTGCCTGCCTTACAACAACAGGATCTTCTATATTTCCATTTACTTGGATACCACCTAAATTTATTTGATAGCTGGCATTACTTCCTTCAGCTCCTTTAGCCATAGGAGCATCAAATAGCCCCATCTTACTTAAAACTTCATTAACAAACGCACCTGATTTACCAGCAATACCAATAGATGGATTAAAAGCTATATCCCCTTTATCCAATAATGCTAAACCTGCTTGAGTTGCTTTGAAATCTTTTACTGATGGCGGTGGCCCTGGTGTTTTGGCGGTCTCCGGTACTGTTCCTGGGGCTTGAGGTGCTGTTGGTAAATCAATATTTTTATGAACTTTGGATTTATATTCATTATCTTTTTTAGCCTTTTCAGAGATATTTATGCTTTCATTATTTATAAGTTCTTCTTGAGCCCTTTGAGCCTCTGTAGCATTTAAATGATTGCTCATGAGATTTTTTATACTTGATTTCAATATAGAGTTATACTGATCTATATTTTTTAAAAGTTGATCCTTCTTTTCTTTTTCCTTATCTGATAAATCTTTTTTTTGATTAAGATCTTTGAGTTCAGCATCAGCTTTTAATTTTTCAACTCCTGCTGTTGCTGCGGATATTTTTTGATAAGGGGTGTCTCCATACCCACCCATTGCATATGTTGTTTTTGATTCTGCTCCTTTGGCACCTTCCATTTTATCTCGTTTATCTGAAGCTAATAAGGATACATCACCCCCTATACCTAAAACACCTTTTAGCATCTCCTTCATTATACCTGATTGATCAAGTTTATCCGCTGCCATATATTTAAGGGAATCTTTAGCTATATCCAGATAGTCAGCCGCAGAAGTTGTACTCTTTATCATTTCTAATTCATTATCATTTAATGTATCATAACCTTCCTCATCAACCTTTTTAGCTTTCATGGATTCATCAACTAACTGTCTCGTTTTTATTTTACCAGGTTTTAAAAACTTAGTAGATTCTTGCTTAGAAATTGTATCATTACCCTTCTTAAGGGCGTCTAAAGCACTAATAATATCATCTGAGGACAAATCCCCTGATGATATCATATCAATCATATTTTTGGCATATTTTTCAGATTCAAGGTCGCTCATTTTAGAGTCCTGACCTTGCTTCCTAAAAGCATCTTTTAAATCTGATAATTTTTCAGGAGATGATGAGTTAGCTTTTCCGTACTCAACTAATTTCTTTGTATATTCTATTTGTTGCTCATTACCACCAATAGCATCACCTAATTTTCCTTCAAAAGTTTTTGACAAGTCATTATAATTACTAGCTATAGTACTCTTGGCATCCTCTACAGCTCTTAGTAACTCTGGACCTATATTTAAACCTTTTTGTAATGCTACTAATTTTGCAGTATAATTACCAGGATCAGTATTATCTTCTATTTGACCCATTACTTGAGCTAAATTCCCTGTTAAAAGATCTCGATACTGTTGTAACTCTCCAACAGCTCCAGATTTTTGATAATCTTCTACCGCTTTATTAAAACCTGAAAGTCTAACATTAGCACTCTTCATTTCTTTTTCTAAGTTATTAATCGAATTTTTCAATTCGCCTTGTTTATCTTTATCTCCTGCTTTCTCAGCTGCCTCCAATTGATTTGTTAAATCAGCTAATTTTTTCTCATTTTCCTTTAAAGGAGCTCCCCACATCTCTTTTGCCGATTTTTGCATTATCTCTACTAAACCTTTACCAGCCATACCAAAAGTTATTTGCAACTGCTTCCAATCCATCTTATTAAAAGCCTGCATATAATCGTTGGCTGCTTGTGCGGCATCCTTAAAACTTAGTGTGCTTTCTTTCATGAACATATTTAAAGCACCTGATGCCTGTTTTGTATAATTGCCAAGAAAGGATAAAGCACTCACAGAATTCTGTATAGCTGAATAAAATTTATTAGAAGTAACCCCAGCCTTTGTAGCTTCAAATCCTAAAGATTGAAGAGATTTCCTGGAATCATCAAATGTAGTAGTAAGATCCATCATCTGTTCCGATATAACTTTCCCTGCATCCTCAAAAGATATCCCCAAATCTATATTTGTTTTTCTAACCATCTTTATAGCATTGTCATATCCACCGGCTAAACCGGAAAAAGCTTTAGCAGGTAATCCTACACCAGCTACAGCTTTAAACATACCCTGGATATCTTCCGCTTTAAGACCTAATTTTAAGTTTCTATTTAAACTGAATATAGCATCATTAAAATTCTTCATATCCCCTTTAATGTCTTTTAAACCTACTGTTGGCCCAGCCATCTCAAGAAATGTTTTATTTAAACCTTTTAAAAATTTGTCTAATTCTATACCAGCGGAAACTAAAGCTGAAATAGCCCCTATTACTGCAAAAATCCAGCTCATTTTACTTAACATACCTAAAGCCGTTGAAAGTGCTTTAACAACTGTAACCATCATCCCTAATCCCTTAGTAGCTTTAGTGAAAGAAGCGCCAGCATCCCCAACATCACCCCCAACACCAACTTTTCCTAATATCCCTTTTCCTTTACCTAAACCAGCACCTTTCGAAGCATTTCCTATAATGCCAACAGTACCTTCTTGAATATCTTTTTCAAGTTTACCTTTTACCAAAGATTTATTTTTACCTGAACCTTTTATCCCTTCCCCTATAATATCAGCACCACCTTTTTGAATCTCTTTTCCTGTTCTTCCTTTTGTTAAAGATTTATTCTTACCGGCACCCTTCATAGCATTACCTAAAATATCAGCTGCACCTTTTTGAATATCTTTTTCATCTCCTAACCCAGCTGCTCCTTTTGACCCTGATAAAGCTTCAGCCCATTCAGCCATACTTTGACTAGATTTTTCTATATCCTCAGCAGCATCAGATCCCCCTTTAAGCCATTTTAAAGGGTTTAATGATTTATTCTTAAAAGGCTTAAAAACACTACTTAAAGCATCATCTAAGTCTCCCGCTATATTACCTGTAACTCTTCCACCGCCTTTTCCTATATGTTCTCTTTTTTCTTCTATTCTACGTGGAGCACCAAAACCAAATTTCTTTTCGTATTCTTCTCTCTTTTTATTCTGTTTTTGTTCCAATGCCGTTTCAGCAGCTATAGTTTTTTTCTCTGCTTCGAATCTCTTCTCAACATATTTGATTTGATTTCTTAAACGTGCTTTATCTGCAAGTTGTTGCTTTTTAGTTAACTTGATTATGTCTTCATATTCTGCTACTTCTGATGCTCGATGAGATTGAACATATTTCCGCTGCTTTTCTTTTGTTTTTGCATCAGTTTTCCCTAAAGAATTTAAAACCTTATATCTATCTATTTTTTTACTTAAAGACTTTAATTCTTCTTCAGTATTCTGTAATTGTTCCGAAGATATAGACCTGGATTTTGAAGTAGCTTTATTTATATCCCCAATGCTTTTTTCTCTAGCCTTATACAAGTCATTGAGTATACGCTCCTGCTCAACTTGAGAACGAGCATTTTTAAGTTTCTCAACACTACTTTTTAGATCGTCGTTAGCCATGATAATTCCTACTTATTACTTTTAATAACAGTCCCACTGACTTTTTTAATGACATCCTCATTACTATACTTCTTCTCCAAAGGATCAGACGGTCTTACTACCCCTGGAATAACTTTTTTACTCATCAATCTTTTAACTTCCTCAGGGGTAGCAATCCTGGAATCTTCCATTTTAGTAAAATCAATATCTTTATTAAGTTTTTCTCTATAGGCTTTTTGCTTTTCTGATAGTAATCTCTTTGCTTCCTCGGACTTTTCTTTTTGTTCTTTTATCCAGTTATCGATAAAAGCATCATGCTTATCTATATTCCCGGACATTTCTCTGTTGAGCTCTCTTACTATATCCTCTCGAGTCTTTAACGGAACTGCCCACCCATCCTTCTCTTCCTTCTTCTTAAGTATCCTTCTTTTATCATATCCATATTTTGCTATGTCTTTTCTTAGCTCTTCCAATTCAGTCTTATGAAATTCATATTTATTCTCTATGCTTTTACAGCCTTTGCTATTCATGGAGGAGGCTACCATTAAAGAAAGCCTAAAATCCCTATTGTAGCCCTCCTCTGAATCCAACTGCTGATTTATGGCTACCCAGCTTTCCTGAGTACTATTTATACCTATTTTATCAGAACCTTCAATACCATAAAAGTTAAGGTTATTAACTCCTCTATAAATATTCCATAAGACTCTTGATCTATCCGTGTAACAAAAACCCTCTAAGAAATCTAAAGAATCAATATATTCTTTATGCAAATCATTAGTATCAGTCAATATCTTAGAAAAGGCTGTTACAGGTATGTCCTTATAAAAGTCAATTAATTCCGGAATATTCTTATTTCTGTCTATCAAAAAATTGTTCCCATCAACCATAAAAGTAGAAAAAGCTAATCTACATAATGATAACTGATCAGATTGATCTGGGGTATAAAAAGATATCAATTTATACTCTTTATCGGATATAGTTTTAAGAATAATAGTATTATCCTTGTAACATATGCCTCTACATAAAAAACCATATGTTATAATATTTTCAAGGTTACTATAAGCTTTTTCTATCTCCATGTTTATTTAGGCACTTCATCAATACTAGCTTCAACTACCTTAGTTAACTTTATATCAGGGATCTCATCCTCTTTAGTCTTCTCTGGGGTGGCCCCTAAATTCTTTTCAAGCTCAGCTTCCTTTTTATTCTTTTCTTCAAGATCTTTATCTCTTTGTTCTGGAGTCTTAAACCAATCATATTTCATTTCTTTTTTAAGTGCCTCCTCTGACTGCTCCCTTATATCAACGTAGACATCAAAAAGATCAGTAGTAACTTGAGCAGGTAAGTCACCCAATAATTCTTTTACTGCTATAGCTTTGTCTTTTTCGACTTCAGTTCCGTTGTCTCCAGGAATCTTTACAGTTTTTCCTAAAACTTCGTCGTTAATGGATATCATAGCTTCTGAAACAATTGCCCTTCTAAGTTCATTAAGATATTCCATAGACTCATTATTGGTTATAGTCTCTAAATAAGCATTAACTTTTTTCTCCTGACCCATACTAAGAACGGCCAACCCGTACTTAATACCATTGATAGTAGCAAATTTTTTGAACTTAAATGATTCCTTGACTGAAGAAAAAACATCCTTCGAAGACATAAAGACTCCTTTTATATGATATTTAAATAAGAAGATTATTAAAGATACAAAAATTAAGCGGGGAATATTCGTAGAATAAAGATTGAGGATCTTATCTGTTATTATTTAAAATGAATATGGATATAATATATTATATGAATCTTTATGGGAATATCCCCAATTATCTCAATACATATACTAAAACAAACTCAACCCTATACAGCCTTAACCTGCTGTACAAACTTAGATATAGCATCAGAAGAGAACACATCCGTTGAACTATCCGTAGGAGGTGTAAGCTCTACTGCGACGATATCTGTAACATTAACCGTTACATCTTCTTGAACAAGAGCTGTATCAGATGCGAACGTCGAACTCCAATCAGACATCCAGCAAGCTTCATAAAGAGTAATAAGGGCTTGTAGGGCTGTTGGTGTCGTACCGCCAGGAAGAAGCGAGCTGATACCATTTACACTATTCTCATCGGTATAAGGAGTGGCAACTCCTGAACCTGTGAAATCGGATCCATTAGAATATCTGGCAAGAGCACCAATAATAAGTTCTTGTCTGATATCAAAAGGATACTTATGGTGTCTCAAGGAACGACATATACCATCTACACCGCCTTTATAACCAAAAACCTGCATAATCATGGACAAATATTGTGCCGTTCTTGTAATAGCGATAGTCATAGGATCAGTCATACCTGGGACTAATTCCATAACACGATCGCCATATCCTATCCCTCTGACAGGTTCAATTGTACGACCTTCAGTAGGGTTGAAGTTGGCAACAACACCTATTTGCTTCTGGTTTCCACCCCAGGCAGGGACAGCATATATCCTATTCCTGGCGCTTACTACCGATAGAGTTTCTGGAGAAACTCCATACTGAGTCTGGGTGTATACACTTTCAGATGATACTGGCATTGTTATATCTCCTATCGTTATACAAAAAACGTATTATTCAAATAATGCACTTAATTTCTTGACATCCTCATCGTTAGCATCTACTTCCTGCATAACATTATCAAACTCGATACCTTCAGCTACAAGAGTATTGGCTTCAACTTCAGAAGTCTCTTCTTTTTTTACTTCAGGTCTTGACTTTTCTTTGAGTTCTTCTTTCTTTTTATCTTCCTGCATTTTAGCTATTTCTTTTGCAGGATCCTTTACTTTTCCAGCATCTTTAACTTCCTGGGGCTCAGCAGCTTTTGCATCAGGCGTCTCTTCTACAGCTGCACCAGCTTCTTTTCTTACAGGACCCTTTGACTTCTTAAACATATCAGAATCAAGCTTAACGCTAAGATTCGGAACCTGCTCTGGCTTTAATGCAGCACCAGTGTCTTCTTCTCTATTAACAGCTCCTTTTGTCTCTTGCTTCTTCTTAGCATCAGGCATCTGTTTAGGAGTCTGATGACGCTTTGTATCACAGCAGATAGACTTTTCCATACCAAGGATATCACGGACTAAATTCTGAGCTACAAGGTCTGAAGCACTCTTTGTCCAAGCTTCTATATTTGCTTCTTTTTTATCCATACAAGCTTCCACTTCTTCAGATGCTTCTTCCATAATATCTTGATAAATACTTTTCATCTTTTCAGCAGGAATCTGATGCTTCTTAGCAATATCTGCAAGACCCTTTTCAGGAATCATCTTCGCTTTTGGTTGCCCACCAACATTATACGGTCTTTCACTCTGCGGAGTTCTCTGATGCATCATTGGAGCAGCTTTCCCAATCCCAATGTCAAAATTTGCATCAACAGATTCTGAAGCTTCTACTTCTTCAGACGCTTCTTCCATAATATCCTGATAAATACTCTTCATCTTTTCCGCAGGGATTTGATGCTTCTTAGCAATATCTGAAAGGCCCTGTTCAGGAATCATCTTTGCTTTTGGGCCACCACCAATATTATGAGGTCTGTCACTTAAAGGAGTTCTTTGATGCATCATTGGGGCAGCTTTTCCAATCCCAATATCAAAATTTGCATTGATAACTTTGGCGAATTTTTCCTCAGGCATCTCTCTAAGAGTATCCGCCATTGCCTTAAGATCTATCCCCATGTTACTATCACTTGCGAAAATTTTAGAATAGCCTTCGAATCTGTCTGCCAAAGCCAGCTTATTCATTATTAACTCCTCGGTTTGTCTCCTTAATCGGAGAACTCATAGTTAAAAAATTATATTCCAAATTTGTAATCCCACCTTCTCTTATTCAAAGAAAGTGGGATATTTTTTATACTGACTGCCTTAAGTTAAGTGTAACTATAATCCAGTTCAACGGAAATACTGGGCTATAGAAAGCTTCGACATCAACAGTTGAAGGATCATTAGCATCCTGATAAACATGGATACCCTTAAAATCTACAATAACCTTAGTATTCTTAAGAGTAGCAAAATAAGAATTAACTGAACTTGTAATCTGAGGAATAACCGTTGGCAAATTCTTTTGACCAATATATTGGTTAAGATTACTTCTAATACCCTGCTGAACAAAATGTTTTACTTCAACAATTCGAGGATCTCTTGTAAAAGCATTGCTCAAATCAGAGGTAAGATACATCTTTATTCTAATTGAATTGCCTACCTGATCTAATGTTGTGCATCCAGCATTTGCCACTAGAGCCGCAGTAACTTCATCCAACCTACGATATAACCTATCAAAACCAACAATAGTTTTGTTAGTAAGCGGTGTAGCTATATCGTACGCCGGTGAAACATCTAATCCCGCCATAGCAACTGCTATGAAAGACCCATCCACAAGATATTGTACTTCTGCTCCAAAAGCATCTGTAATACTTATAACAGCAGCTTCTGGATAAACTGGGGTCACTTTTTCAGTAGCAAGACCTTTACATTTAGCTATAGCAGCATCAGGAGTAGTACCAAAAGGAAAACCAATGATACTTGTTCTTTCATTACGGTATGTTATGCTACTCTGAATAGCATTACTTGATTTCAAGTATGCTATTACATCAGCATTCGTTGTCATAGGCTGAATCAACGAAGGTCTTGTTCCGTTAGGAAGAGGAGTAGCGAAAGCATCTATACCATCGATATAAGACTGTACTGAAGCATCCGGAAGACCGGGTTCTTTTAGGATCTGCTGGATAGCTACTGCTCTAGCACCATTTAAGAAAGCAAGATTAGCTCCTACTACAATTTTGTTGGTAATATCCAAAGGACCGAAATCCCTATAAACATCACGCATTGCAACATAATACTTTGTTGAATAATCAATCTTGTCCTTATCAAATGTGACATAATAATTATCCCCAACAGAGGGCTCATTTCCACTCTTATTAAAAGTATTAAGGATAACAGTATCACCCGTACTATCAAAAAGTCCACCAGAAGTTGATGCAACCGTAAGATTAATTCCAGGGACTACTTTTACAATACTAGCGCTTGCTGAGATCCAAGCTTTGCTTATTGTAGGATTTAAAGGATTTCCAACATCATAAATAACAGTGTTACCTAAAACAGGGGCAAAAGCGATATTAGCAAAGGTTACTCTGAATCCGGTAATACTATCTATATAGGTTTGCCCTTGATAACCTGTATTAACAAGCCCCGTACCTGTTTTTCCAGTGGATGTAACTGTAAATCCACCGGTGCCATTAAAAGTAACAGTAACCGTTTCAACTACTGCTTTTAACGGATTAACCTCAACAGTTGAGGTTAATCCGTTAAAATTTGATATACCTGAACCTGCATAAACTGGGGCTATTGTTCCTCCAGCAGCAAGAGTCACATCTAATGCCGTACCACTATGTTGAGAAGTTACTAAATATTTCCCAACACCAGGTCCGCCTTGAACTTCGTTAGTAAGAGTCCAAGTATCATCCAAAATATTACTCTCATAATATGTTACAAAAACGAGCTCACCTGCGGTCTGAACTGGGGGTACCTCAAGAGTAATAACATTTCCATTTATCTCTGTAACAACAACAGGGCCGCTAGTATAAGCTGTTGGCCAATCCGTACCTACATAAGCTATTATGTTAGAGGGATCCTCAGTGGCTTCGCCAACACCTGTACCATCAACTGGGTAAGATGATAAGATATAATTTTTGTCCGTATCTGACCCTAGCACAGAAGGGGTAGCTTGTACACCAAAAACTCGAGTATCTGTTAAGGATGCTACAACATTACTTACGAAAGGAGTAGACCCTGAAGTATAAATACCTTGAGCGAGCTGATAAGAAGTTCCCCAATGTAATTTATTCTCTCCGGCTAGAACACAATCCTGACCTATTGAAAAATCGGATGTATCTGAACTTAAACCTACTTTAATAAGATCAATGACGTGGGCAGCTGGAAGGATATCATATGTATCTTGCCATAAATTCGTAAAATAAGAAATTGTTACATTAGCTCCACCTACTGGTATTGAATCTAAAATTAAAGTTCCATGAGATCCATCAAGATGGTCTATGGTAGCAATGATACTATCTACAGTAACCTGTATAACTGGTACTGTCTTTAAATATTCTTTACCGGGGACTAATGGATTTGGATTATAAAGAATTTCAATTGAAGAACCTATGTCAGAATCTGTGGCTGACTGCCCCCTATTATTACCTTTTACAATTCTGGCATTACGTACTTTAAAAATGTTTGTAAGACCATCAGCCTGAAAAGAGAGATCCTCGTTTTCAATATAGGTATCTCTTCTTTTGAAATAATAATTTGCATAAACAGCGGAAGTCTCTAAAGGTATATCCACTAAAGTGACTACACCTGTAAGACCATTAACAGCATTAACGGCTACGGGGACATCATCAACGGTAACTATTACATTTGCTGGGAGAGTTGCTACTGTTCCTTTACCGTCACCAACTACTATAGGGAAATTAGCTACTCTAAATGTATTCGTGGTACCCTGTGCGCCACCTATCCAACCTGGACCTGGATCTGTATCTAAAACTGCGACACCGGTTACAAGCTCTTCTAAAATAAGATTATCAGCAATAGCTGATGAGCCTCTAATCATACCAAAATTAGAAACTCTTACTTGTTCGTACCCAACTCCAATAATACCAGGGTATCTAATATCCCCGGCTGCTGACGCTCCTGCTGATTCTGTAAATGTCTGGGCGAACACGCCAGGAAATACAAAGGTTTCTAAAGGTCCTATAGCCATTTAATTTCTCCTTTATTTTCAAAACTTATTATATTTCAAATTATTTTTTTATATGGATTTTATAGGCTAAGGATCTTATATGGTTCTGTTATCTTATCTTGATTTAATTATTAATAGCTTATTACACTTTACCTTTATTTTATTTCCATAACAACTGGCGTTTTGTTTCCATCTTTACCAGTATCTGTTATTTGCTTCTTATATTCCTGGGTATATTTTTTTCTGAAACTTTGTTCTTTCTTTGTTCCTAAGTGCTCAAATGGATGAACTTTTCCATCGGGACCTTTATTATCTATAAGTACTTCTTTTAGCTCTTTACCTTCTTGCCTCTGTTTTCTTCTCTCATCATAGTGCTTCTTCCACTTTTCGTCATAACTTTCCCATCTTTTTTCTGCTGCAGCCCCTACAGCTTTATCTATCTCTTTAGGGCTATAAACCGTATCTACCCTTGGGTTAATAGTTGTACTTATTCCAAAGGATGATACTTTTCTTTCTATAGTATCTTTTGAACAAGAAGGACAAACTCTTTTATTATCCTTATCTTCAAAAGAACTCAACTCTTCGAACTCTCTCCCACAATCAACACACCGGTACTCATATAAAGGCATTTGAAACCTCCTATTTTATATTATTTAAAATATGTATATGTAAAAATGAAAAAATATTAATAGAGTATTCGCCTTAAATCTTTAGTAGTAACGAACATATCCTACTTCAGGATATTTAACTTCAAAGGGCTTTGAATTAGGGACAACAGACATCTCTAATATTTTTCCTTGATTATTAACAACATAGTCTACAGTCTTAACAAATGGATACAGCATCATATCATAATCCATTATCTCAGTAAGGTATGGCTCAAATCTCTTCCATTCGCTTATTAATGTTAAAGAAACTGAATTTCTATAATATTGATCTCCAGTATTCTCATCATACACATCTTCTATTTCACCACCTGGCTCAAGGGACTCCATAGTAAGACCTTCCATAATGAGCCTTACTCTTTTCCTACTCCACATATCATTTACTATCCAATCAGTAAGATCAGGAAGTTGTACAGGATCTCTACATATAACTTCTATATCAAAATTCATCATCCAGTGACCACTATAAACTCGTGCTGCTTGCTCCCTTTTAGGATAAACAATTATAACATTTTTATCGCCTACTATTCTTTCATTACTGAAACCAAGGATAACTCCAGGAAGAACAGTATTATTGTATATATATTCCTTTTTAGATAATTCAAAAGGACCTAACTCATCCCCGATCCAACGATAATTAGCATACAAAGAGGTATCAACTGGTAAAGGGTGTAAAAAAGTTATAGTTCCATAGGTATCGATAGTATAGTCTGTACCTCTAACAAGATTTATCCTATATTCGTAATCATTTTTACATCTTAAATATTTATTTTTAAGAGTATATAAGACATCAAAATTAGGAAGTAAACTATGATTTTCAGTCTGTGCGGTAAGTTCCGTTCCTGTAGTCCTGTTTATTAATTCCTCTTTTGTTACAACATACAACGGATCTATAACAAATTGATCGTCATTGATTATTTCGATATAGTATCTACCGGGTGGAGTAAGATTGAGATACTCGTAGGAGATTAAAACTACAGACCCTACTGAGGGTGCTTGTTGGAGTATAATTATACCCTTTGTACCATTTACGTATTCAGGAAAAGTAACATTCCCGTTTACAGTTACAGATACCTGAGCAAAATTATGTGCTGTCTTGGAATTAAAAGTACCTGCTACTATCGGTTTATGCTGTACTGTAAAAACTCTATTTGTCCCAAAGTTAGTATCACCACTTAATTGGGAGGAGACATCCTCATTAAGCTGAAATTTGGTTAGGTTAGTTTGATCTTCCCAAACCCATTTTAAAATTCTGCCTTCTTTATCTTTTGCACTGGCTAAAGCTACGTGGCTACTAAGCTCTGCAGCATAATCGTCTGGGGACAGTCTTTGCCTCGTGGACGAGCTGTTACGCAGAACAATTCCCATTTGGGGTCGTTCAGAATATGGAAATTTATGATAAGCTTTTACTCTATCACGAAAATTTGAGTTTTGTTGCAAACTATCGGTAAGCTCGTCAAAAACCCTTCTTTTAATTGTTCTGAGAAGCCTGCTATCCATGTAGTCCATTATGATTATCTCCTATAGATCCTTTTATAGGGGGATAACATGAATAGATAATTAAAAAAGGATACTCCTGCTAAGGAATATCCTTTTTTTTATAAAATACTATTACTTACAGATTATGCTGCTAATTTTACTTTAAGAATACTTTCAGACAATATTTCAGGTAGACGTTTAAAATCTTTATAGGATATTCTTAATAAGGGTATATTATTGTCTAAACAATACTTATTTTTAATAACATCATTATATTGCGTTCTTTTAAACTGATTAATAGCTTTTTCTTTAGACATACCTTTAAATTGTACTGGTCTATAATGCTGCTCCCCATCAAACTCTACGAGCAAATTTTTAATAGGGACATAAAAATCAAACTTTAAAAGTTTTTTATTATTAAATCCCCTTAAATTTGAATATGTCTGTTGTTGTTTATACTCTACATTGTTGGACACTAACCACTTTTTTATAAACTTTTCTCCAGAAGAAATAATCGTGCAATTTTCACACCCATGCCCTGATAAATGATTATTTGGCTTTTGGTAGAATTCACCGTGTATTTTACATATAATACATATTTTTACATGATTATTAATATATTTTACTTTTGAATAATCATATTTTCCTTCACCATGTATCTTAATAGCTCTTTCTATAAACTTCTGTTTAGTTGAGGTACTTCTTTCCGTTATACTTATTTTTGTACAAGTAGGGCATCCATATCCCTTTAAGTGATTAATAGGTTTTTGGTAAAAATTTCCATGTAATTTACAAGTAAAACATATTTTAGTAGAACTATCAACATATTTAATATTTGAATAATCATATTTATCTTTTCCATGAATTGCTATAGCTCGCTTAATAAACTCTTCGGTAGACAATCTTTTTTTGTCCAAAGCACATTTAGGACAACCACATCCTAATAAATGATCGGATGGTCTCTGATAAAAACTTCCATGAATTTTACATATAATATAAATTTTTGTTTTTAAATCTTTATATTCTACTTTTGAATAATCATACATATTTATCCCATGTGAAATTTTAGACTTCATAATAAACTCTTCTTTAGTTAATCTAATTATAGAGCTAGCATTTAATTTACTACATGCAGGACATCCTGAGCCTCTTAAATGCTGACAAGGAGCCTGCAAAAAATCCCCATGAATCTTACAGATAACACATATTTTATCTTTAGTACTAATATATTCAACTTTTGAATAATCATATTTATAACCATGAATCAATACTGCTTTCGTTATGAATTCATTTTTATCTAAAGTATTTTTAATACTCCTTGACAATTTACCACACACTGGGCAACCCCTACCTTTTAAATGATTATTAAAATCCTGCAAAAATTCCCCATGGATCTTACAAATAATACATACCTTTGTTTTAATATTAACATAGTTAACTTTAGAATAATCATACCTTTCTCCGTGCATGAATATGGATTTTTTTATAAAATTTTCTTTATTTCCATGCATTTGTTTACTTATATTTTGCAACCTACCACATTCAGGACAGCCATGGCCACACAAATGACTTGAAGGAGTCTGATAAAATCCCCCATGAATTCTACACACAACGTATATTTTTGTAGCAACATTTACATATTGAACTCCTGAATAATCATATTTGTTTCCATGAATTTTTACAGCTTTTTTAATAAATTCATATATATTCATTGATTGTTTAATTTTATTACATAAAAAGCACCCACATCCACTTAAATGACTATTAGGGCTCTGAAAAAATTCACCATGAATTTTACATATAATCAAAACTTTAGTAATAGCATTAGTGTACCTAACTGTAGAATAATCATATTTATCCCCGTGAACAGACGTGGCTTTTTCTATAAATTCATCCTGTGTAAGTTTTTTCATACAATCTTTTCTTAAAAATAAAGCCAAGACGGTGAGGAAACACCTACAAAAATAGTAAGCTTGTGGTATTACTATCTTTGACTCTTGGCTCTAAATCATATTCTTATTATTCCACAAGCTATAGGTTTGATACAGGTATTTTCCTTACCCGTATATTATAGGAAAATTTATGAATAGAATACTATAATAAGTAAAATTATACCTAATCATTCATTGCTGCAATTAATAATCCTTTTGCGACCCCATTAAGAGGGTCTGCGGCCATACGAATCTCAGACACGCTAATAGGAAAATTGTCTTTAATTTTATTGAACTCTTGTTGAAAAAGTGGAAGAAAATTCTTAGCTAAACTGGTCCCACCTGAAATAATCCAAGGTATTTTATCTGGTAATTCTATAGTACTTTGATCTTTTTTAAACTCCTTTTTAATACTGTCTATAGCATTTCTTATCAAATTTTTATAATAAACTGTAATTGCTTCTCTCTCACGTATTTGTTTAGGATCCCCTTCTTCTGGATTTAAAAGATTTACCCCACGTTCTTTTACCATCATTATCTTCGTTGCGGTACTACCAGTAGCCTTGGCTGCTGAAAAATCAATCCAATCGCCTGAATTCATGGTTGAAAAAGACATACCAATAAGCGTTCTGTACAGCAAGGATGTATTAACTAAACCTGCTCCGAAAGAACTTGCCAAAGCAGTAAATCCACTCTCCTCACAGTTGGAATAAACTATAGCAGCTGCCTCATTCATAGACACAGCCCTATAGCTACCACAATTTTCTATCACTTTTTTAAAAATAGCCTCATGATAAACTATATCAACGTTATTGTCCAGGGCTTTAGCCGGTACACTATAATAGACTATTTCGTTTTCTACTTGTGGCTCTTTCAAAATACTTTTAATTAAAATAGAGAGTACCTTTTCAGCATCCAACTCTCCAGGAGATATGATACCTTTGCTCAAAGGTCTACGAGCCTCTCTTTTAAACATGTTTGCTAAAGATAACGCACTTTCCCCTATAACATATACACTGTCCTTTTCTTGTATATAGGAAACATTAGACATTTTAAGCATATTTAAAACAGTAGGGTCTGCTTCAATATCCAAAAATGCATCTCTCACAGAATTAATCTGCACTTCTGACTGAGGGTTCTTTGGATCTTTAGATGCACATGCAAGCCAGCATGTCCCGATATCCAATCCTTTAGCCATTTGTAAACTCCTTTTTAAAGTTTATTTTATATGGATTTAAAAATTTACAATTTTTTGATCATCAAAAATTAATGTCCTAGTCCTTTTTTCTGGTACTTCTGTTTTTTGAGTACTCCTTAATTTACTAACATATTCTTCTGCATTTACCTGGATACTCCCAGTACCTTTGCATGTAGGGCATTTAATCTTAAAAAATAATATTTTAATTAATTTATTACTTTTGCATGTCGGGCAGATTACCGGTATGGTATACTTATACCCTTCCTTAAAGATTCTAAAATCTTTATAAAATTTATCATCTACTTTTTGAGATTCCTTTTGAAAAGCCTTTTCTTCCGTCATATCTTTATCTTCTTCGACACCAAATTTTTCCTTAATAGCCCATATCTTAGAAAGGCCTTTTTGATTGGCTAATCCTGTAGCTATTCCAGTTATCTGATTAGCTATTTTATCTTTTATAGCATTATCAGTATTTTCAACAATTTTAAGTTTTCTAACTGAACTATCTATAACATTTTCAAAAATTATAGATGAAGAAACCAACTTTTCATTATCATATCCCTCTTCAAGTATTTTTTCAAGTGTTTCCTGATTGTCCTCTAAAGATTTAAGATAATCTTTGTCTAACTCGCCATCTTCACCATAACCGTACGGATTCTTATTCATTTCATTCAAATCTTTCTCTAACACCGATATTTCATCATCATCAAAAAGATATGAAGCTTTTTCTTTGTCCAAAAACTTTTTATCTTGCGACTGATCAGCAGTTTTATTAAGACTTGGATCATTACTTTGCTCTGCTATTGCTTCCCTTATACTTTTTCTTGGCTCACCTTCTACATTTTTCATTTTATAGCTAATAGCTCCTTCTTTTTCTGAGTCCTGATCCAAATCCTTACGCTGTTCCTCAAACTTAGCCTTGTCCTTAGACTTGTCCTGATTCTGTTCCATGTTATACTCCTTTTTAAGTAGATTTTTTTATCTTTTTAAGTGCCGCTGCCGCACTGTTTATATCGTCACTTCTCTCTATCGTACGTACCTTAAGATTTATATGAGAATTACCATCCTCAACTTTAATATTCGGGACATATACTTCTTCAGGTGCTTCAGCATCAACTTTTTTATCAGGAGACATCTTAGAAGATATCCCTGACAACTTTAATAAAACTTCCTCTAACTTTTGAAATGCTGGATTATTAGTAGTCTGATTAACTTTTTCTTCCAATTTATGGATAGTATCTAAAAGAGCACTATTATCTGACGGAACTGGACCTTGTAATTTCTTCTCCAAAGCGTCTATCTTCTGTACTAAAAGGTCTATTGTTATATTGTTACTATTAGAAGTATTAGATTGCTCTATTTTAGATTCAAGATTCTTTAATAAATCAAAAAGAGGATTTAAATCAGAGGAGTTCTTATCTATTGTATTATCTTTTAAACCTTCGGGTACTTCAAAATTTGAAAATTTTTCATTTACCCTTTTAAGTACAATGACGCTACCTTTACTTATAGCTATCTTTAAGCTATTAGATTTTTTATACTCCTCTTCTGAAAAAGTCTTTACCTGTTTGTAATATATAAAATCTTGGAGTTCCGGCAGAGGGACTGTTTCAGGATTCTCTCCCCTGACTGTAATCATGTGTTATCTCAATTTCATTTTATATGTATTTAAGGGAAAGCATTTAACGCTTTCCCTTATTAAAAGCATAACTTAAACAGTATAACGAGCACGAGAGTTCTCATACCTCTCGGTTGCTTGCTTAGACTTGAATTTAGGAATATCCTTCTTTTCAAGATCTATGGGCTCTTTTTTCTTCTTCGGCTTTTCCTCTTTTTTAGTTTCTGGTTCTGCTGGTTCCGTATCCATCTTTTCTGAATTATCACCTTTTACCGCAGAAGGATCTGGCTCAGTTTTAGGAGAAGGTTCTGATAACGGGTCTTCATCTTTTGGAGTTTCACTTTTCTCTTTATTAGGATCACCCAATAGATCAGTTTCCTGCTCTTTTACTTTCTTTTCTTTTCTAGCTTTTTGAATCGTATCAACATTATCAACTTTTTCCTGCTTGGCTTTTGCATTCTGTGTCTCAACATCTTCAAAAAGCTTATCAATTTCAGAATCTAAATCATCATCTTTTTTATCTTTAGCAGCAGGCTCTTCGGCTGGTTTCTCAGCGGGCTCCCCCTTATCCTCTTTAACGGTATCTTCTAACATAGGGTCTTCAGCTGATTCTTTTTCTTCAGTATAGAATTTTTCACTAGTATCTGTAGACACATATGCCATCTTACCTTCGCATCCAGGAACAGGACATGCTACAGCATCATTGATAGTAACTGCCTTAACTGTAAGCTCAGGATCTTCTTGAGCAGCACACTTAACACGTCTATCATTAATCTCAGCTAAAGAAGCCGTATGATTACAGTGAGAACAAATAAAAAAAGTATTATCAGAGGCTTCTTTTTCTATTTGTTCAGCTAATTTCAAAAGTTTTTCAGCATGCTTCTGAAGATCCATGTTAACGCTCCTTTATTATCTGATTAAACAGAACATCTTTTATATGATAAAAATATTAACAGTTTATTACCTTTTATTTTTAGGCTCTTGATACTGTATCTCATAGATGCCTATATCATACGGTATGATCTTATATTTTATGTTCTTTTTTTGTAGATCATCAGTAACATTGCCCAATTCTTTCTTACTATCCACATAAACACTTGTGTGTGATCCTCCAATAGTCGCACAGAAAATAAATAAAACTACGAATATCAATAATAATCGCATAATTCAACCTAAAACAACTTTTAATAAAAATTATTTCTTGGCTGGTTCTTTTGCAGTTTCCTTTGTAATGGCTTTTGTCGTATCTTTAACCATGGCTTTTGTCGTATCTTTAGCTACTGCAACTACCGCAGGCTTTGTCGTTAAAGGAGCTACTTTCTTAACCTTATTACAGCAACTAAGCATAACCCCACAAGCAACAACAAAAATTATAAGAGTTCTCATAACACCTCCATTAAATTAAGGTTTAAACTTCTAAACGTTATACAATAAATAATCTCTCCAAACTTTTTTTGCTTTTCTATTGTACCAATCTAAATAAATATTATTTAACTTATAAACATCAAAATCCTTCGTATCGATAATAAATCTAATCTTTTCTAAGATATCTTCTGATGAATTTGGGTCAGCTTGAAACATCTCAGGCAACCACGTAATATCCTTTGATCCGATAAGGGGGACTCCGTTAAAAATAAAATCAGCAGCTACAATATTAAATGTCTCACTCAAACTAACTTGAAGACCAACATCCATTTGGACTACAACTTTTACAAAATCTTTATGACTCAGCCATGAATGATCTATAAGTTTGTGTTTTGTCCCTGCAAAAAGAGCTTTGAGATTCTTATAGACATTATCACCAGATTGCTCCTGCCTATCGGAATTTACGTGAAAATGGATCACCTTCTCCAGTTCTTCGCCGTATTCAATGGCTGCTATCGCTTGTGTAAGAATATTTTTAAAAGGCCTAATCGCCCCAAAGCACCCTATGTCTATATAATCTTTAACAACCGGAACCTTTACAGGAATATCTTCTTTTGGTAGATATATATTAGGCAGATATAGACTTTTAATGAAAAATATTTTTTCTAAATCCTCTGTAAATTCAAAACTATTAACAGAAACAAACAAATTTTTAAAATCCTTCATTAATTTAACATATCCTGTAATCCAAGTAAAAGCTATACCTTCAGATGATATAAAACTTATTTTACTATGGAGTCTTATTATCCAAGTAATTTTCTTGTACCTCTTTATAGACAGAAGCTCTTGGATCTTTTTAGGCGTTACCCATAGGGCTTCTAAAATTACATGCGTTGGGTTATAATCAAAAACTTCTTTATCTATCCCATTGGCATCCTTAACTACAGATAACTTGCTTTCTATATCTATTTCTTCTAAATAATTAATAACAAATCTTGAGGAGTTCATTAACCCTACGGAATTCCCATACCCATAGGAATAAAAATTTGTACGCTCCTTGCAGATAAACAAAACTTTTGGTAAGACACCCATTTATTCACTCATTTCCCCTGATGTTGTGATTTAATCATATTATATTCTGACCAACAGATTTGATTACATTTTCTACAACACTAAACAAACCATTAATACCTATTAAAGAAAATAACAAAACCATAA